TGGACCTACAAGGCATTAAATAGGTTGATTCAAGGCTCTAGTGCTGATATGACTAAGAAAGCGATGGTGGATTTGTATGAAGAAGGCATCATTTCGCATATACAAGTACATGATGAATTGAATTGTTCTATTGAAAGCAAGGAACAGGCAACACGGATCAAAGAAGTAATGGAGCATACTGTCGAGTTAAAAGTTCCTCTTAAAGTAGACGCAGAGATAGGACCATCATGGGGAGAGATTAAGAAAAAATAAAAATGTTTAAAGAACTATGCGCGACATTATTTATATTATGTAATCCATTACTAAATGGTTTTACATTTAACTATGATGGTAATCCGCAAGATCAGTTTGTGCAAGGTATAGCCGAGTGTACTGTACTTAATAACGCGGTTATCGAACCACGGTACAGGGTAGTGGTAGCGATTAGTGTAGCACAAGCTATACTCGAATCCGATTGGGGACGCTCTCGTTTCGCCGTAGAAGGTAATAACTACTACGGAATCATCGAAACAGACAGCACAGAGCCTCATATGAAGTCAAAAAACAGTAATGTACTACTCAAAAAGTATGAAAACAGATGTGAGAGTGTTGCTGATTACATTGCTTTACTCAATGCATCTAGTGCATTTGTTGAATACAGAGACTTACGCTTACAGCAGTACATCACCGATAATGTAGATGTATTTCAAATTATTGAGACCTTAGAAAACTACGCAATTGACCCGGATTATAGAAAAAAGCTACTTGCTATTACTCTAGGCTTGTTTCAAAAGTACCCGGAAATATTTAAATCAAAACAAATTTGGGAATACTATAATAATAACAAAGCTACTTGACAATCTGCCAAAATCCCATATGTATGGGCTTGTATGAATAAACATACCACATATAGGAGAAAGTAATGACCGACATTAAAAAGTATAAATCTGTCGCGATCAGCATAGATACTTATAAACGAGCCAAGCCCATAGCAGAACAAAATTATATGTCCATGGCTTCCTTTATACGTTACTTAGTTGATAAAGAAGAACAGCAATCTAAAAATGGAGACAAGCATGTCAGACAGTAATGATAGAAGAATTAAAGCAGCGCTATATACAGCCGTTTTAAATAAACTTAGCGGAGAGTTATCCGAACTTGAAGCTAAAGAAGTGCTTTTAACGAACGCACCGGCATATATTACAAGCAAAGATCATGACCACGCAGATCATATTGAAGAGTTAAAGAATATTATATTAGAGAAAGTACATACTAGAGATGCTATCAAAGATATAAAAGCAGTTTACTTTGCAGAACAGATCGCGAAAGCCAATGAAAAAGCAACGAATAGTTAGTGCAGTAAGAAGAGTACAAGATAAAGTGATTGTGTCCTACACAGACGGGACAACAAAAGAATTTACTGTGAACGAATGGTTATATTCTTACGGCGAAGGTCGTCGTCTGTGGGAGCAACACGAAAGAGAATTTAAAAACCCGGAGAATTTTGATGGCTGAAGAACAAGTATCATTTGATATATACCAACCTTTTGGAGCAAGTATACTCAAAACAAAGCTACCTCAAGTGTATGTCGATGCATTAAACAAACAATCTGATGATGTATTGAACGATGAGGAGAAGAGTAAAGAGAGAGATTGGAGCCACAATCTTGCCGGGAACGTCAAAAAAGAGATTAGTATAGACCATATGGCTATCAAAGGTTTACCAGAATTCCTCGCGACACTATCCGAGGAGTATACGAAGCGTGTTCTACCCGAATTTCTTCCCGCGGGTACAAAAATCGCGTTCCGTGTGTGGACAGTTAGTCAGTGGGCCGGTGATTTTAACCCGATGCATATTCATGATTCTAATTTATCGGGTGTTTGTTTTCTAAAAATTCCTCCTGAGTTTGAAGAAGAATACAAAAAAGAAGATCATCATCCTACTGCCGGCTGTCTTGAGTTTATTGGGTCAATCCCCAATCATTTTGCTAGACATAGCTTTCTAGTAAAGCCAGAAGTGGGTGATTTTTACCTGTTTCCTAGTTGGCTAGTACACCAAGTCTATCCTTTTAGAAGTGATGGAGAAAGACGCTCCATGGCGTTTAACGTACACTTTACCATGGAAAACCCAATGAAAGGTGTCAATGTCTGAGGAAACAAAATACGATAAACAAGCAAAGAACTTACGCTACCGATTTGATAAAGAAGGCTTTAAAAAAAACCGTTGGGAACAGCTAGACCGTAAAGAAAAAGATTATTGGCGCGGTCGAGTACAGCAGTGGAACCAAGATAGAGTTACGCCGAACACTTATAGAGGCCGTGTTAATTGATTAATATTCATTAAATTACCACGAGGTGTATTGTTTTCCATAACAAAATTAATCATATCTCCAAATTCATCACCGTCAACAAATCCTCCTTCTGCTAAAGCTAAGTAGTAATTTGCCGCGTTATCTGTTGGGCTACCCATACCTTTTACTCCCAAACTTTGCATTGGATCATTTCCAGACAATGCGACGCCTGTTACTGCTGTGTTATTTTTTTTCATCCATCCGTCAATTTGATCTTTTGTTAAATCTAATTTAGTAAAAAACCCATCTATAGCGCCCGCTTTAACAAGATTTTGTTTAATTCTATTTATTAAATTTCCTCCTACTTTTACATCAGCAGTGGCATACTTACCAGATTTCGGAGCTTTACCTTCTTTTACTTTTTGTTCATAGGCAACTTCTCTAGCACCAGATATCCTAAGACCTCCTATGGATTCAATAAAAGGTAGTTTAGATATAACTTGAGTCATAATATTTCTACCAATATCTGTTTTTAATCCTTGACCTTTTTTACCCTCTGCAAAAGTTGCGCCATATTTTTTATCAAATCTATTACCTGTTGGATTATTTGTTATTTCTATTTTATTTACAAAAAATTTGTTTTTGCCGTCATCTTTATCTGTCATAATTATGCCATTTATAAACCCTACTGCTTTTCCACTATCTACTGCGGTTTTTTCTATTAAAGGCATTAAAAACTTTTGACCAGATGTTCTTTGAAATTCATTTAATGTTTTGTATTTTATTTTTTCTTTTGGAATTAATTCAGAGTGGTTAAAATTTCTAGTATAATAATCTTTTCCGTCACTCGCGGTAAATTTTATATAAGGGTCCCCGACAATAATGTTCTTTGGATTTGTGACACCGGGTCTATCCCAACCATCTATTAAACTAAATCTATCTGCCGGTATATTAACTGTTTCTACCATTTTTACCTTTTACGCCGAACATGCAATACAGTCCTCGTCCTCGTCGTAGTTCGTAACATATTGAACGGTAGGTTTTACAGGTTCTTCCGCGCATTCACATAATTTTTTTGATTCTAATTCTTCTACTCTGCCTTGTAAATACACAATAACATCCTTTAATTCTTCCACCGTCATATAATCTCCTTTGTTTTGGGGGTAAGCTTCTAGCTATACACCGAAAGCTTATATGGGATCAAGTTATTTTTCAGATATTTTTTCACCAATTGCATAAATCATCACCGCGATAAACAACAGTATAATAATTATTGCAACTAATCCTGTAAGTATGAGAATTTTCATTTCTTTTTCTTCTTCTTAAATAGTTTCATCCAATCGAGTCTTGGGCCGTAGTATATCGCCTTGTACTTATTGCCAAGGTAGTCGTAGTCCCAATACCACTGCCAGACGTACTTAGCCAATGCCCGCCATCTCCGCACTCATTGCTTCTGCTCTGTTAGGTGTCTGTTTTGCCCAACGTGAGTCTAGCATTTCCATCGCCGCGGTAGTATACTCCGGGGGATCTTGTTCCAATGCTTTCCACATGTTCTTAAATTTACTCACCCCTGTTTCTCCTAGCTGAAATACCATCTCAACGATGATTTCTTTTGCTAGGTCATCTATATCGGGACAGTTGCTACAAAGCCTCTCAGCGCCGTTTATGGCGTTCTTTAGATCAGCTTCAAGGATATCCATAAGGAATTTCTCTTCATACTCCTTATCATCCTCCCAAAACTCTTCAACACACAGGTGTCCTACGCCCACTGTTCTCTTACCTAGGGTATCTAGGTATACTTTGTTTCTGTAGCCTTCGTGTTTTTTTACGGATGCTAGTAATCTATCCATGTTCATTTTGCTTCTCCTTATAATCTCCTTTGAGATACGTTATTGTTTGCACCCACCCGGAAGGTATGGTGATGTGACGTCCGCCTTCTTTTTCGCCGTCAAATTCTGAATAGTCTGCCATGATAATTATTTTTGTATCGTCTTTGAACATGAGCCACCCCGTAGAGTGGCACATAGCTAAGCGTTCTTTTTGTATATCCTCACTAGAATGCCACCCGGTTTGTCCGTCTTTGGCATCGAGCCACGTAACAAGGACCAAGGGTTTATTCATTGTGCTTCAATCCACTTTCTTGCTTGTTCAAAAGGCTTTGCTAATTTCTTTTGTTGTTTGTGGTACTCATTCCACATACACTTA